ACGAGGAATTGACCCAAAAGCTGTATGAGGCCTATCGGGCGCAGGTATTACGAGAGAGAGATTTTACATTGCTTGAATGGGATGAGCGAGATCTTATTTACAAACGAATTTGGTCTGCCGTGGCCGACGCGGCATGGGAGCATGTCGAGGGCGAAAACGCGATCTGGGCGGAGGAATCATCCCGCCGCTCCGAAGACCTAGCCGAACTGCTTGTCGAGTTCATCAACCGCGCGGAGGTATTGATCGGGTGACCTTCATGATGCTCGACGGCCAGAAGATCAACCTTGACGCCTCGCGGTTCGCTGTCGAGAAGCGCATGTGCGAACTCTCGTTCGTCGAGTACATCAAGCAGGCTTGGCACGTCATCGAGCCCGGCCAAGAGTACAAGCACAACTGGCACATCGATGCCATTGCAGATCACCTGACCGCCATCACCAACGAGATGATGATCGACGATGAGCGTTACTATGCCCGTTTACTGATCAACGTCCCGCCGGGCGCGATGAAGTCCCTGCTTTGCAACGTGCTGTGGCCCTCGTGGGAATGGGGGCCGCGTGACATGGCCTACCTGCGCTATGTCTGCGCCTCCCACAATGTGGACCTCGCCATCCGCGACAGCACCAAGATGCGGCGGCTGATCCAGTCCGAATGGTATCAGGTCCGCTGGGGCAACCGCGTGACGCTGACCGGCGACCAGAACGCCAAGACCAAGTTCGAAACCACGGCCAGCGGCTTCCGGCAGGCCATCGCCATGACCTCAATCACCGGATCGCGCGGCGACCGCGTTATCATCGATGACCCGCATAGCGTCAACAGCGCCAACTCCGAGGCCGAGCGCCAGACGGTCACCGAGACCTTCGAACGCGCCATCCCCACCCGACTCAACAATCCCGACAAGTCGGCCATCGTGGTGATCATGCAGCGCCTGCACGAAGAAGACGTGTCCGGCATCATCATCGAGAAGCAGATGGGCTATGACCACATCATGATCCCGATGGAGTACGACCCCGACCGCGCGGCACCCACGATGCTGGGATGGCAGGATCCCCGCACCGTCAAAGGGGAGCTGATGTTTCCGAACCGGTTCCCCAAGTTCGTGGTGGAACGCGACAAGAAGATCATGGGCACCTATGCCGCGTCCGGCCAGTTCCAGCAGCAGCCGACACCGGAAGATGGCGGTATCATCAAGCGGAAGCACTGGCAGTTGTGGGACGACCCCAAGTTCCCGCCGTTCGATTACATCATCGGATCGCTGGACACCGCCTACACCCAGAAGACCGAGAACGATCCATCGGCCATGACCGTCTGGGGCATCTGGACGGATGACCCCAAGACCCATGCCACTCGCATGCTGGGCAAGAACGGCTACCACATTGTACGTACATACGACGAGAAGGAAGTTCCGCCTCGGATCATGCTGATCCATGCTTGGCAGGAACACCTCGAGATGCCCGACCTGATAGCCAAGGTCAGCGAAAGCTGCCAGAAGTGGAAGGTGTCCAAGCTTCTCATCGAAAACAAGTCTGTGGGCATGCCAGTTGCCAGAGAGCTAAGAAGGATGTATGCAGGGAGGGATTTCGGCGTCCAACTCGAAGACCCCGGCTCTATCGACAAGATGGCCCGTCTCTATTCGGTGCAACATCTGTTCGAGGAAGGGTTGGTCTACTGCCCCGACAAGGCATGGGCGGATGAGGTGATCAGCCAGTGCATGCGCTTCCCGAAAGCCAAGCACGACGATTTAGTAGATACAGTTTCGATGGCTATGCGCTACTTGCGCCGTTCTGGGTTCATCCTCAGGACAGACGAGGTGGTACAGGCATACGACGATGCCCGTCAGCACGACGGGCGTCCACCGGAACCGCTTTACGGGGTGTGACATGGACGTTTGCTACGGGCTGAAGGTGCAAAAGGATGTCTGGATTGCCAGAAACCGCGAGATCAAGGGCGAAGGCATGAAGTCTCACCGGTGGACCTGTCAAATTATTGACGCCGAGAAGTTCAACAGCGCCGAAAGCGCCCAAGCCTACGCCGATGGATATGGTTTGCTGGGCTGCAAGCCTGCGGTTATCCCGCCTTCAAACCTGCCCACCGCCCCCGAAGGCGGCACTCCAGTAGCCGTTGCGGCATAGGATGATCATGGAAGACTTCGAGATTGAAATTCAGGAAGACGCGCCGACCACGGAGATGGACGAGCATGGCAACATCATGTCCATCCAGCTTCCTGACGGCTCCATAGAGTTTACGATGGACGGGTCGCCGCTAGAAAAGGCTGAGAAGCCAACGCGCGAAGGCTGGTTCGACAACATCGTCGAGGATATCTCGAAGGACGAGCTGACCCGCATCGCCGAAGAACTGATGAAGGGTATCGAGGGTGATCTTAAGTCGCGTCAAGAATGGATTGAGGACCGCGCTCAGGGCATTAAGCTTCTGGGCCTCAAGGTTGAAATTCCGGGCCTCGCCGGAGCCGCTGACGGAGCGCCCGTTGAGGGTATGTCCCGCGTTCGGCACCCGCTCCTGCTCGAGGCGGTGCTACGCTTTCAAGCCAATGCCCGGTCGGAGCTATTGCCTACGGATGGCCCCGTAAAAATCCGTGAGGACAACAACAACGCGAACGATGCTTCCGACGAGTTGGCCAATGACCTTGAGAACGACCTCAACCATTACCTCACGGCCACTGCCCGAGAGTATTACCCTGATACCGACCGAATGCTCCTCATGTTGGGCTTTGGCGGGACGGCGTTCAAGAAGGTATATTTCTGTCCCCTTCGCAACCGTCCAGTTAGCGAAAGCATCGACGCCGACGACCTCATCGTCAACAACAGCGCCACCGACCTCTACAACTCGACACGCGTAACCCATCGCATCTACATGAAGCCATCGACCGTCAAGCGGATGCAAATCCTTGGCGTTTACAGCGATGTGGAATTGTCGAACGCGAAGCAGGCCAAGCTCGACGCCGCGCAGCGCGAGAAGAAGGCGCAGCAGGGCATCAGCGAGAACGAGAACGATCCCGAGGATCGTGACCGCGAAATCTACGAGTGCTACTGCGAATTGGAAATTGCAGCATTTGAGCATCGCCGCAACGGCAAGCAAACCGGTCTGGAGATCCCCTACCGCGTGACCATCGACGTGTCGTCGCGAGAAATTCTAAGCATTGTCAGGAATTATGATGAGGATACCAAGGATTTGCCGGAGCCTCGGCAGACGTTTGTTAAGTACACCTTCATACCGGGGCTGGGGTTTTATGATCTGGGTCTCCTGCACATCTTAGGCAACACGACCAATGCATTGACCGCCGCATGGCGCGAAATGCTTGATGCTGGCATGTACGCCAACTTCCCCGGCTTCCTGTATTCCGATGCGGGTGCGCGGCAGAATACCAACATCTTCCGCATTCCTCCCGGCGGTGGTGCCTTGATCAAGACCGGTGGCGCTCCGATCTCGGATGCCGTCATGCCGCTTCCGTATAAGGATGTCGGCCCCGGCTTGATGACCCTTGTGGATAGCATCAATACCACCGGCATGCGTGTCGGCGGCACCGCCGAGCAGGCTGTCGGCGAGGGCAAGCAAGACGCGCCGGTGGGCACCACGATTGCGCTGATCGATCAAGCAACCAAGGTTTTGAATGCCGTTCACAAGCGCATGCATACCGCGCAGTCGGAAGAGTTTGAGCTGCTGGTCCGCTGCTTCCGCGAAAACCCTGATTCGTTTTGGCAGCAAAACAAGCGCCCAGCTCGTCAGTGGGACGAGGAGACTTTCCTCCGCGCTATTGATCAAGTGGATCTCGTGCCACAGGCTGACCCGAATACGGCCAGCCAGACACAGCGCCTGATGAAGGTGATGGCGTTGAAGCAGCTGCAGGCTACAAACCCAGCGATGTACGACCCGATTGCTGTCGATCGTATGGCGCTGCAGGCTATCGGATGGTCTAATCCTGAGCAGTTCATGGTACCTCCAGAGGCTATGGGTCAGCAAAGCAACCCCGAGGCGCAGGCCAAGATGGCCGAGCTGCAGATCAAAAAGCAGGACAGCGATACCAAACTCATGCTGGCCAAGGGCAAGGTTGCGCTTGATGGTGCGCAACTGCACATGGACAACAACAAGGCCTCGCTGGAAGCCCACAAGACATTCGGCCAAGGCGGCGTTGTGCCACCCGCTGAGAAGAGCGACCATGAGAAGCGCGTCGATGGCATCGACCTTATCATCAAGGAAAAGCTGGCCGACGCCAAGATCGCCGAGACCAAGATCAAGGCGGCGGAACTGGCCCAGAAAGCCAAGAACGACCAAGTGACAGCCGCTTTGAAGCAAGAAGACATCGTGGCAAAGGAACGCATCCAGATGATTGATCTGGCGCAAAACATCGCGGTGCACCCTGAAAGTGATCCGCAAGTGCATCAGCTGCTTGGCAACGTGATCCCGGCAATCACTGGAGGCAAGTGATGGGACCACTGGAGCTTGCCAAGAGTGTGAAGCCCATCCCCGTCGGTGATCCGCGCCGAGATGCCAATCTGGCCAAGCACATGAAGGGCAACGATCCTATGGTGCCGCATGTCATGTATCATGGCACGGCATTTCCCAACATTGATAAGTTTTCAGGCTACCGTGGGTCGGCGGGACATTTTGCTTTTGATCCAAAGTTTGCTCATGATTGGGCAAGATCATCCCATGGAAGCGCAGAATTAGATGAGGAGGATTGGGGGAGCGAAAAAGGTACGCATCTTCCTCAAATCTACCCTGTTCATCTATCTGCAAAGCGGTTGTTCAACGCCGCTAACCCAGAGCATGCAAAAGCTATTGGAGCTGAGCCAAGCAAAGTGTGGGATTACAATGACTTAGAACATCATATCCCAGACATGAAAAAGGCAGGATTCGATTCGTATATTGACTACGAGCATGGTGTTCGAAGCCCTGAAGGGCCAACAGGCATTGCCGTTTTCCATCCTCATCAGGTCAAATCCGCTACGGGCAACAACGGCAATTTTAACCCGTCGAACCCCGACATTACCAAGGCTGACGGCGGCGACGTTGAAGGTTACGGCGAAGGCGGGTTTATCCCACACGGTGATCCACGGCGTGATGAGAATTTGGCGCGGCACATGGCTGGAAGCCAAACTCCGCCCGTGCTTTATCATGGAACGCATGGTGATATTAAACAGTTTAAACGCACCAAAGGGGCGCATTTTGGGTTTCATTTTGGCGATATTGAAGCAGCTAATAATCGTCTTGAAGACTTGGCTGATAAGCACCCTTGGAATAGCGAAGACCTTAAAGAACGCGATAAAATTTCAACGGGACATTTTAACAATTTAAAAGCATTTGAGGAAACCTTGCGTCGTAAAAACGCGGAGGTTCCTCATCATGAGTTAACTTCTGCTTTAGAAAAGGGTGAAGATATTGGCCCTATTTTTAAAAAATACGAATATTCTCCAACAGAACAAGAAGCTTCTCAGTTAGCTAATCTTCATCATGCGTACAAATCTTCACAGTTTCCAATTGTGAAAACTGGTGAAGGATCAAACATTGGAGCTTACCATGTGGCAATTAAAAATCCATTGCGGATGAATGATGTTGGCGATTGGGGTTCTTTAAAAAAGATCAAAAGTGCATTGCCGTTTGATTCTGATGCCAAAAGTCATGGTGACTTAATCAATGAGCTAAATTCCCGTGGGTATGATGGTGTTGTTTACTCAAACCGCGTTGAAAATCCAGTTATGAAGACGAATAGCTACATTGCCTTCCACCCACACCAGATTAAATCCGCTACGGGCAACAACGGCAATTTTAACCCGCGCAGCCCCGACATTAATAAAGCGGGGGGTGGCGGCACTGTCCGTCGCGCATATATGAAGGGTGGCAAAGTAGAGGGCAGTATTTGGCACGGTAAAGACGCAAATGTTGAATATGGAGAGCCAACCAATTCAGCAATTGTCCAGCATGTGCTGGCCAAGATCGCCGCACCGTTGCCTGCGTCGGTTCCCCCTTTAGGCAACGTGACGGGACGCCGTCAATAAACACTCTGGAGTAATTACTATGGACGAATACAAAAAAGACGACCGTGGCCGGTCGAAGGCCCAGCGCCTTACGCAGACCGACCCACAGGAAAAGGTGGACAGCTCGACGTGGACGCCTTCTGCACCTGAAAATGCAGGTGTGAAGACCGGCGCACGTCCGCTTACCAAGCGCCTGTATAAAAAGGGTGGCAAAGTCATCGGCGCAGACGCCATGAAACGCGCCGACCGCAAGCCCCGCAAGGCCGGTGGCCGTGCGCTGACCGCTGATACCCTGATCAACCGCAACGTCCGCGAAGCCAACGAAGATCGCGAAGGCATTA